ACTCTATTGAATGCTTAATATGGCAGAATCTCGTTCTTTAAAATATCGGCAACCATCGCCATGACAATACGATTAGCAGTAGTAAGAACGCGACCACCCTGCGCAACAGTCTGCTTTTGGCCGATTTCGGCCAGTGGCGACCGGCTGAAATCGACCCAAAGTGGTCTCTCGCGATTGACTGCAACCGACCAGAAGGAGGCGCTCGAAAGCGTCTACGGGATCGGGCCTATTCAATGTGTTGATTGCTTGTATATTACCATTCCGTAAATGAATATCGTGGGAAGGGCTTCAAGTGACAAACGATTCAATACCCAAGGCTCGTACCTTCTGGAAAGAGAAAGATTATCTGAGCTCGGTGAGGGTAGGTCTAACGACAGAGCTTCCATCCAAATATAAGAGTTCAGGGCATTTTACCGAAGTATTTCTCAATCTCGCTTATGCGCTGTACAGCGCATCCGAAGCTAATCTCTACAATGAATTCACGCGCATTTTTCCTAAGTATATGTCGCTTGTCGTACCCAATATTCATTCCGAACCCCCAGTTGGATATCACAACCACGCGTGCTTGATGCAGCGCAATCTGAGCGCCGTGATATTTCAATATTATGAGAATACATGCTCGATTGATGAAGTCAGGGCGGCCGAAGAGCTTCTAGTAAGATGTACTACTTTTACACCCAACCCTTCGGCGTTAGACGAATACAATACAAAACTCTTGGGGTTGGTCGGTCTCATCCAGGCGGGGAAAGACCCTTACTTCACTGTAGCTTTCAAGCTTCCGTTTGCTCTGCCTTTACCCGATGGTAAGTACGAAGTAACGCATCCGGGCGGGAAAATGACTATTTCCGTCGAGGGCTTCGTCGCTGACGATGTGTCTTCTCGTGTGGACGACCGGCACTTCTCACGAGTGGAAGTCACAGCAAAAGGGTTCACTTGCACCGACAACTACTGGAGCGGCCCCAATATCGAAAGCGACCAAACGGAACCATGGAATAGACGTCTTGCGCTCTCGGTCGTGAACCGGGTTGTGCTGGAATCGAAATTGGTAGACGAGTCGCTTCGAATTGTCATGGCTTCATCGCGCGACATCGGAAATATAGTTACTACACAGTACGACGGAGATGGTGCCACATTCCATCTATCGATTGCGTTGACCTTTGGGGGATTCTCTCTGGTAGATACCCTGTCTCGGCAGCAGGTTACCCCAGAAAAATGTCAGCTCTTGACCGAACGACTGTCGGTCGGAGAGATGGCGATGCATGAAAATCTGTATGCCCAGGCGCTTATCCAACGAGGTACCGAAAACTTGGTTGGGGCCTACTATCTTTTGAACTCCGCTGCAGAGGCAATGATTGACTGCTTCTTAGTCTCTTTATGTGAGAAGTTCGAAGTATCCGACAAACTTAGTCGTTTTTTGTTGGGCGAATCGATTTGCATTTCCTGCGAGCTGTTCAAGGCGGCGCCGGTTGCGATCGATACACCTCGCTCAGCCAATCCACCGTCGGCGTTTCAGCGATTTAATTTTTTGAAGGAAGTAGGAGTCGCAAAACCCGCTGATGTGCGTAGCCTCAAAAGATCGCTTGTGACCGTTCGGAGCGACAGTCTGCGCAACGACTTGAGTCACGGAAGGAAAGACTGCATCCCTTCAGTTGCGGTCGACAAGGCAATAGTAGCGTTCCGTGAACTCCGATCCACTTTTCAAGCACTAAGTATCCGCGATGAATAAGTGATGGCAGTAAATGAATCTTGAGCCCCACGACAGTAACCGTGTCGATGACAAGAACGCTTTGCATTGGGTGCATACAGAAGCCGTCAATAGCATGTTGACGGTTACCAAACGACCAGTATTTTTTTCGAAAAATGAATGCCAATTGCGAGTGTATCGGACATTTTAGCGAGCAAGTGCCGGCCTAGGTGAACGACTGCTCCTGGCCGTTCTCTGCCCATCGCGAGAGGCAGAAAGCGACCCATAGCGGACCCTCACGCCTGGTTAACGCTGAGGCTTTAGCTGGCCAAAAAAAGCGTAATTAGCAATTTTAAACAGTTGTTAGAGCATTATCCTTTCCGGTAACAACTCGTAAACCTGCGCGCCATTTGCCCATTTTTCAGGAAGTTCCTCATTGTCTAAGGCGGCCAAAACGCCTTGCGTTAATTCGGTTGGGTGCATGACACATCCTTTTGACTTGTATTTATTAACTGTCTCAGCAGTAATTACGTCGTGGAGGTATTTTATTTCTTGGACTTCCTCGGCGTTGCGCGTTGAAATGCACGCCTTTACGCTAGTCGATATGTTTGAGCGGCATTTATGTGGGCGTACAGAATAAATCTGGCACTCTCCACTTTCTGATAGAAAAGCACATGTCTTGTTGTATGCATGAAAGGTTTTATCTTTAGCATATATGGCGTGTTCGCGTAGTTTACTTACCAATAGCTCTCTTCGTTCGACGGGTAGTGATTTGACGTGATTTGCGATTAGAAAAGCCTCAGGAGGTAGAATTTCAACTCTCAGGTTGCAGCAATGGTGGCATCCTCTTCTGCACTCAATTCTAGTTTTTGTCGTTGAAAGGATATTTTTTGTAATCGAGTCAGTTTCCAACTCAAATTCCGAAATTGCTGCTACTAAAATCCTGGGGTCTTTTCCGATGAGAATTCTTTTCTTCAGTTTTGAAGAGTATTTTTTAATGTTGTACTTCATTTTTGCGTACTCGAATGATTAGGCTGTAGCGCCGTTCGACGGAGCACCCGAAACAGGGAAGGCAGCCGAGCGTTTCGCCCGAAGGTAGCATTTCGCCAGCAAGTCGTCGAGCGACTGCTTTTGGCCGCTTTCTGCCGGTCACGACAGGCAGAAAGCGGCTGAAGCGGACGTTAGAGCAGGTACCCCCCCTTTCAGACCCATCCAAGAGCTGGCGCAACGTAAGTACAGGGATGTACTATTGCAGGCACGCGCACATCGGCGCGTGCTGCCCACCTTCGGCTCACCTGGTTCGCCGGGACGATGAAGTTTTCACTTTTGCGCAGATTCCATAGTTGGCGGAATTCGGCAGTGGGCACTGGATAGATCCGCTTCAACTTTTGGAGCACGCATGGACCACCCTCATATCACCGCGACCGCTGTCGAGAAACTCAAACGCGCAGCAAAGTCTCATCGCAACACCTCTGGCTGTCCTTTAGCTACCGCGCTCGACCTCGTTGCAGCGCAGGCAGGCTATTCGAACTGGAAGCGCGTCACCGAACTCGCCGCTAATTCCCCTCTTCTAGATAGCCACTTGTTGCCGGCCAGGCACCGTCACCTGCTCACTTGGGTCGTGGCCAAGGGCAGTATGCGGCACAAACAAGTGGATACAGTTTCTGAGCTCTGCGAGGCGTTAGGTGGCGCGACCCCAGTACTCATTCGTCAGGCCTGCGAAAGCGCTACCCCGGAAAACCCTTGCTTTTGCCAGCTGGACCCGTTCGCCACCGCAATGCTGGCTGGAGTTGCAGTAGACATTGGGGATAAGTACGACTCGTGGAATTACTTGTTCGATGCCAGCGAGCCAGCGCGCGAATACCCTGCTTGGCAAAAGCGCGTGGTCGTCGGCCTGGGGACTTCGGACCATTACCCCAACGAGCATCTAACAACGCGAGACACAGATGATCGGAGCAATACGCTGAACCCCAACAATTCTGCGCACAAAGCAACGACCAGCAACCGGTCCTCCCAGATGAACCCCAACAACACGAGGTATCTGGGCCATAAGAGTGACTGATCGAGCTCCAAACATGGGGAAGCTTTGGAGGTCACTTCTTGGCCGACGGTATTCGATATAGACATGTGGGGCAGCTTGATTTAACGATCGAATTTGGCCCATAGCTGCCCTGTGCGAAGGGCAGCTAAGGGTTGTGGATTCAACAGGTCGTTGCGGCGCGACCCTGTGTGGGGCGTGGATAGGGATTCGAACCCCTTCTAATGTCTCTGTAGACCGCTAGAGACCAGCAAAACAGGAATTTCAGTTCGTTTCTCATGGCTCATTGCGGCCTGTGGCGGCCCTGAATCTGCCCTAATTCTGCCCTAACCGTTCATCCTCTAGCCAACACAGCAGAACTGGTTTACGCTCTCCATATAACTGTATATAAATACAGTAATATGGAAAATTTGCCATGACTGGAAAACTTGTCGATTTGGACCAGGTCCGAAATCTGAAACAAGCCGAAATTAATAAAAGGATGTGGCTACTCGCCGAAGATCTCCCTCTTGGTTTCTCAGAATCCCACTGTGTGAAGGCTAGGGAAATGCTTGGTTGGTCCGTCGAGGCACTCGCATTTCGGTCCGGAGTTTCGACTCAAGCGATTAGACAGCTTGAACTTGGCACTCGAAAACTACGCCGCGTAACGATGCAAGCCTTGTCATTTAGCTTTGAATCCGAAGGCCTGATCTTTTTTCCAAACCTGGAACCAATGCGTGGTAACAACTGCCGGGGCGGAACAACTGATCCTAGAGGGAGGGATGATTTCTATTTGATTGAATGACTAGGTGTAATAAATCCCTAAGGCTCAAATGGGCCACTCCTGTCCCATTAAGACCTCTTACCCTGCCCCGGCGCCCCTCCTTGCAGCGGCCGGGTTGAGCCATGGACTTTCTCTTTGAGCCTAGTGAACGGCGTCGATTGAACCTGGCGTTTGACCAACACTTTCGCTCCATTGCCGGAACGCTTCAGTGCCTTCATGGTTTCGGCTCTTCGCTCCTTCACGATGGACAGCGCATCTTCGAAGGAAACATCCTGCTCATCGGCAAGTAATTGAGCCCGCTCCCGTAATTTTGACTCTCTATACGCTGAGTTTTTCCCCACCGCGAAGCACTCCTGCTCAGATGAAATAAGGCACTCTGCGGCAGGTTAGCTAGTTTATATCTACTAGAACAACCCTCCCAACGCCGCCGGCTCCCAGTTCATGATCACCAACTCGTCGCTGACCTCTGCCTTTCCCTGGCGCTGGTTGGTGTTGCTGTAGCGGATATCTAGTGTCTCGAAATGGAAGCCTTCGAATACCCGTCGGATGTCCGGATGGTCGTTGATGCTGACCATCACCCTGCCCTTGCAGTGCCGCATAAAGTCGGCCATGCGTTCGTAGTTCTCGAACGGAAAATCCACCCCATAGCCTGCAGTCTGCCAATAAGGCGGGTCCATGTAATGGAAGGTGTGCGGCCGATCGTACCGTTCGGCGCAGTCGAGCCAGGGTAGGTTTTCGACGTAGGTGCCGGACAGGCGTTGCCAGGCGGCCGAGAGGTTTTCTTCAATGCGCAGCAGGTTGATAGCCGGTCCGGTGGTGGCGGTGCCGAAGGTTTGGCCGGTGACTTTGCCGGCGAAGGCGTGGTGTTGCAGGTAGAAGAATCGAGCGGCGCGCTGGATGTCGGTGAGGGTTTCCGGGCGGGTCATCTTTTGCCATTCAAACACTTGGCGTGAGCTGAGTGCCCATTTGAACTGGCGCACGAATTCTTCGAGATGGTTTTGGACGACGCGGTACAGGGTGACCAGGTCGCCATTGATGTCGTTAAGGACTTCAACGGGCGCGGCCTGGGGGCGCATGAAGTAGAGCGCGGCGCCACCAGCAAAGACTTCGACGTAGCATTCGTGGGGCGGGAAGAGTGGGATGAGACGGTCGGCCAGGCGGCGTTTGCCGCCCATCCAGGGAATGATGGGGGTGGACATAGAAAGCAAGACCTTTACTGTATGGATAAACAGGTGCTAGGCTCGCTCCGCTTTGTGCACGAAGCAGGAGCCTTGGCTGGACTTGCAGGGACGTTCTGCGGGGACGGCGGCCGAGTTGGATGTTGACGCATTCAACCTGGCCGCTTCTTTTTCTGACTAAGGAAGTTGCCTTCATGATTAAAAAACTGCTGGTTCTACTGACCATATCGCAACTGGTCGCATGCACTAATCAACCATCCAGCGCTTACGAAAGTGGTTGGACGAGCAATACCAACGAAGACGCATATGCGACTTGCGGCAGCTATCGCGTCACGAAAGGTTTTCAAAATCCAGATGTGATGAATCAGCTAGTTTCAACGCATCAGCTTACAAATGAACAAGGACAACGAGTGGAACAACATCGGGTGCAAATAGGTGACCCTGAATGCCTAGCCTATGCGGCTTACGGCATGGATAGATACAAAACTGTTATTCGTAAAAACAACGCGGGTGAAACGACAACAAAGTCTGTCACCTACCTGTGCAATAAAAGTGACGTGCCCTGCCCAGGTCTCACCGTGACATTCTCCGATGGCAAAGTCACAAGTACCGAGATCACAAACAACTAACGCGTTGAGAAGCTGATTCCGTTCACTTAGGCATAGACACTGCTCTAAGGTAATTCTGACAAGCCCGCAAGGCGATCAGTCCTTGATCGCCCTCTCCGGTGATTCCGATAATTCGTTGAGCATGCGCTGGGTCAAGTTGGGCTCTCTGGCTTCCATGAACCACGCTGCGGGTGGTGGCGGTGGTTGGCAGTGCACAGCCACGGGCTGTATCCGTGGCGTCGAGGAGGACTGACAGCCGCAGATCAGCAGTGGCAAGGCGATCACGCAGGCGAGTTTGGTCTTTTTGAGCATGGGTTAACTTCTCGTAGTGGGCTTGGTCGCTGGCTGACAGACGTTGTTCGAGTGCTTGGCGCTTTTCCTGGTCGACCCGTACCTGAGCTGCAGCGACATTGCTTATGGCTGCCAAATCGTCCTGATGTAGGCCGGCTTGAGCGGCGAGTTGTTTGCCGTAGCGCCAGTCCTGGACCTTCCAGGTGGCGCCGGATGCCAGCAGGATCAGCAGCAAGATGGCGGCGACCTTCGCGTGCAGCCCGGTCATGGCGCCTCCAGGAACATCTGCTGTTCCGCCGCCCGGCGTTTGTTCAGCCCTGCAAGCACCTGACCACCAGCCTTGTTCCAGCGCGGGAACTGGGCAGCGGCGCCGGTGTAGTCGCCCGCGTTGAGCAGCCTCAGCAGCGTCGACGATCCCAGGTTGGCCGCGCCCAGGTTGTAGGTGAAGCTGATCAGGGCGTCCCACTGGTTCTGGTTGAGCAGGACGTTGACCAGTCTGTCGAGCTCCGGCTCGAAGCGAGCGATGTCGTTGGAAAACATCCGCTCGGCCTGCGCATTGGTGATGGTCATGTTCGGGCCAATGCCACGGGTGGTGCCGTAGCCGATGGTCCAGACGCCGACCGAGTCTTGGTAGGACTTCAACCGGAGTCCCTCGAAGGACTTGATCAGGCTCACGCCCTTTTGCGATGCGCGCATTGCGTTTCTCCAGGCAAAAAAATACCGCTCGAAGGCGGCGCGGGGTTTAGGTCGAGACGATGCTGAGCACCGCCTTTAAAGCTCCAGGACTTTGACCTCCTTGGACTTCTTCGGCTTCTTGCCGGCGGCCTTGGACTTGCCCTGTTTGCCGGCGTTGCACTCGACTGACGTGCTCCAGCCCGACTGGGTAAATACCTGCTCTACGGAATCCACCAGGTAGTCGCCATCGAGACCGGGCTTGAAGTCTTGGGCGATGATCTGCCGCTCGGCGAACAGGTCGGTGCGGCCGACCATATCCAGCCGCACCTCAGCCGTGGAACGGTTGAACGCCGCCAATCGGGCCTTGGCGGCTTGTTCGGCGGCGGATTTGTTGGGGTGGATGTGGCGGTCGGTGTGAACCGGGGGCAGTCCGGCCGGGGCGTCTTCGTTGTCCAGGGTCAGGTTGACCAGCTCGCCGGTTTTCTTGTCCTGGTATTTGGTTTTTACCGCCTTCTGGGTGGAGCGGTCGGTGAAGCGGAATTGCCAGCGGCTGACGTCGCTGCGGCGGATGGTGATCGCCGGCAGGCTTTTGCCGCTGGCGGTCTGGCCGCTTTGGCGAGGCAGGACCAGCAGCTTGCCGTCGCCGACCTTGGCAGTGCAGTCGTGGGCCTTGGCCAGCCGGGTGATGAAGTTGAAGTCAGACTCATTCAACTGATCGGCGCGAGGGACGGCTGTTGCGACGGGGCATTCTGGTTTCCAGCCGTTGCGGGCGGCGATGTCACTGACGATCCGCGAGAGCGGGACGTTTTCCCAACTGCCGCTGCGGGTGGTTTTGCCGCTGCCACGCATGTCGCTGGCCTTGCCACGGATGACCAGGGTGTCGGGCGGGCCGGAAACTTCGACGTCGTCGACGGTGTAGCGGCCCATGCGTGCCAAGGCCTGGCCGGCGTAACCGAGGTAGATCTCGATCCCGGCGCCGCGCTTGGGTAAGGCGACCGCACCATCGCGGTCATCGATCCGCAGTTCGAATTCGTCCGACTCCATGCCAGGTTTGTCCAGGGTGCGCAGCAACAGGAGGCGGTCGTTGATCAGGGCGGTGATGTCGGCGCCGTCGGCGGCGATCCGGAAGGTGGGTTTCAAAAGTGAACCTCCATAAACGTCAAAGCCCTGCTCGATGGCAGGGCTTTCAGTTGTATTTCTGACTTGAAAGGGTCGTTGCGCTCAATCCCACAACTGCACCTGCTCCACCATCGGCTCCGCGATATCCGGGAAGGTGATCAACAACCCCGCCCGCAACGGCTGCGGCTCATCTGCCAGCAGCCGGTTGGCGGCCAGCACTGCCTCGACCGTGCCATTGAGGTGGCCGTAATGCTGGTAACACAGGGTGTCGAGCAGGTCGCCGTCAGACGTTCTGCAGATCGTCGCCATAGCGGGTGAACTCCAGGCTGAAGGTTTGTTTGCGTGGGATGCCGCCGGCGAGTAAGGCGCCCTGCTCTTCTTCCAGGCTGCGCAGGCACCAGGTGCCGAGGACGAAGCCGTAGCCGGTGGTGAGGTTCAGGGGCAGCAGTTGGGCGCCGATGCGGCGCAGGGTGTCGAGTTGTTTCAGTCCGCCTTTGAAGCTTGGGAAGATCGCGCCTTTGAGGCTGAGTTTTTCGTCCCCCAGGCCCACGGCTTGTTGCGCTGGACGCCGGCTGAGGCGTTCTTGCGAGGCCCACCGAAACTCGGTCTGGCGGCGCAGTTCGTCGAAGGCGGCGGTGTCCAGGTTGAAGTAGAACGGTTGGGCATTGGGTTGCAGTGGTTGCAGGATCAGCAGGTGCGGGAACGGTTTGACCGCTTCGGCCAAGGGCGTGGCGTTCGGCGCCAGGGCGCTGGTGGGCAGGATGTTGGCCAGGCTGGGGCTGACTTTACCGGCGATTTGGTTGATGGCGGTGCTGGCTCGGGCGGCCTGGTCCTTGAGGGTGCCCAGGCGTTCGTCGATGCCGGATATGGCCCGGGTGGCCTGGCTGTAGACGGCGAGGACGCTGCCGACCTTGGACTGCGCGGCGCCGATGCCACGCATGACCCGCTGTAGTTTTTCGCCGACGCCCGCTGGTACGCCGGGCAGACTGGACAGCTCGTCGGCAGCGCCGGTGATTTCGCCGATGGCGCCGTTCACCGGGCCGAGCATGCCGTCGATGCTGTGGCGGCCCGCCTCCCCGGCCTGGACCAGGGAGGTGAAGCCCGATTGCAGTTGTTCCATGTAGGCCATGGCACCTCCTTAAACGTGTGGGGCATCGAACAGGTTGCGCCGTGCTTGCTCGCGGCTGAAGTCTTCGAACAACTGACGCATGTACGGCATCATCGATTGGGCCAGTTGCCGAGGGTCCTTGACGTCACCTTGCACCGTGACGGGCATGGTGGGGGCGAAGGTCCATTGTTGGTCGACCTGTGTTGATGCTGGTTTTGTTGCGGGTGCAGCGGCGAGCAGTGCGGGGACCGGGACGCTCGTGGGTGCAACAGCCAACGAACGCGAGACATCGCCCATGGCCGGGGCATTGGCAACGGGTGCCTTGAGCATCAAGGGACCCGTTGCCAATGCTGGCGCCATTTGCCCCAGACGTGGCATTGGTACTGCACCCGGTGGTGGCAAGCGTAAAGGCGAAGGCTGTGCCGGCAACATCAAACGCTCGGGTGGTGTATCCGTCCCGCCGAACGCTGCCTTGCCCACTGCCCCGCCCAGTTCGCCACCGCCCCAACTGCCGAGGTAGCCGCCGATCAGGCCACCGACCACGGTGCCAATCACCGGCACCACCGAACCAATCGCAGCCCCTGCAGCTGCACCCGCCAGCGTACCGGCCAAGGTGCCCGCCGCATTGCCGTAGCCCTCGGCCTTTTCGTCGCGGGTCTCGGCGTTCTGGTAGGTGTCGGCGGCGATCATCATGGCTTCAATCGCGGCAAACGGGGCGGCACCTTTTACGAAGCCTGCTCCTTTCCCCATCATGGCCTTGGGGGCAAAACGACTGGCTGCCGCACCGACTGGCGATGCCGTTGCAGGACTGGTAATCGATCCGCGACCACCCTTCCCTCGCTTACCCTTGCCACGACCACGCTTGCCCTCCCGGCCTTCGATACCAGCACCACCGCCAGTGGAGGGGTTGGTAACAAATACCTTCTGGGCAATGTTGGGGTTGCCCATCAGCGTGCCACGGCCGACGTTGAGCAAGCCCTTGCCGATCTTGATCGCGTTGACTGCTGCCCCCAACGCAACCATCCCGGTGGCCAACATTGCAGCCCCGGCCACCACGGGTTTGTACTTGTCGCTCAAGTTGGCCAGCGCATACCCGACCTTGCCGAGACCATCAGCGGCCATATCGGTCAGTGGCCGGATGGCGTCGCCGAGGCTGATCATGGAGGCTTCCATGCTACTGGTCGCCGCCGACCATTTACGGTTGGACGTCTCCCGCGCCTTGGCCGCGTCCGCCTCGATCTTGGCCTTGCCATCGGTGTCCTTGATGGTCGCCATGTCGGCCTTGATCTTGTCGCCGTATTTGATCTGCGCGAGCAAACCAGCACTGGCACTTTGGTCGCTGACGATGTTGGCCAGGCCTGCCGCTTCGGTGAGGGCGACCATGGCCTGTTCTTCTTCGGCACTGCCATCGGCCGAGGCGCGGATCCTAGCCTTGAGGGCTTCGATCTTTTTCGCTTTGGCCGGGTCCTGGCGCTTGATCATCTCCTCGCTGAGCAGGATGAACGCCTCGACCGGGTTGGCTGCCTTGCCGCTTTTGGTGGCGGCGAGGATCGAGCCGGCCAGGTCGTAGCCTTCCTTGGCGAAGCGTTCCTGGCTGGTGCTGCTGATGACAGCGTTGAGCAGGTTGTTCATGTTGGTGGCCGCAGCCGCCGAGTCCTGGGTTTGCGAGAACTGCGACTGCAGGCTTGCGCCAAGGAAGCGCACGGCCTCAGGGCCTTCCATGCCCAGGCGTTTGATGTTGCCGAGCATGCTCGGCAGGTACTTGGCCATGTCCTTGGGACCGAAGGCGCCGATGTCACCGGCGGCCGCCACCTGGCCGAGCATGGCGCCCATGTCGGCTTGTTTGACCCCGGCCTCCTTGAAGGAGTTGATCAGGGTGGCGATGGTTTCGGGCTCCATGCCCTGGCCATCGATCAGGTCGGCGATCTGCCCGGCGTAGTCGGTGGCTTCCTGCCACTCGACGCCCTTCTCGATCAGCGCCCCCACCGACTTCGCCAGCAGTTGCTGACTCATGCCCTTGTCGGCCGCGACCTTGCTGATGCTGGCCGCCAGCTCGGCTTCGTCGCCGGTACCGGCGGTGTGTGCCCACAACGACATTTGGCGGATCTGCGCCTGGTAGTCGCCGGAGATCTTGGTCGGGATCGCCAGCGAGGCGGTCAGTGCGGCGGCCTGGCCCAGGGAGCTTTTCATACCCTCCTTGCCCTGCTGGATCTGAGTGTGGCCCAGGGCCTTGAGTTCGGCACCCCGCGCTACCTGGCCGAGGGCCTGGTATTCCTTGCGCAGTTTGCCGACTTCGATGCCCTGCTCCTTGAGGGTCTTGAGATTGGACTCCAGTTGTTTGAGCAGGCCACCGGCCGAGGCGGCGCCGGTGTCGTGGGCCTTTTTCCATTCGTCACGCAGGCGCATGGTGTCGCCGATGGTGCTCTGCAGGATGCGGGCCTTGGTGCCTTGCTCCCCGAGTTTTTTGATACGGCCTTCAACATCCTTAAAGGCGGCGCCGACGCTGGAGCTGACAGCGCCGCCGATGACTAGGCCGAGTGCCAGGTTGTTCGCCATGGGGTGTCTCCGGGCAGGGTTCTGGGGCTCAGTCCGTGAGCCACCAGATCATGGAGGAAAAAGGCATGGTCTCGATTTCGCTGGCGGCAAAGTGGAAGCGCAGTACCAGGTGTTTCGCGACTTGCTTTTGCAGCTCGGGGCTAAACCCCGTCGTCCTGGACCAGGCGAAAATAGGCGGCCTGTAGCCGCTGGTAGTCCGTCAGCTTAAGCCCCTCCAGGTCCTTGAGGCCGGACTCGGACAGCGAGGCGAACAGGTTCATCTCGCGTTGTTCTTCGTCACCGCCGCCCATGGCGTTGGCGGCGCGCACGTCGCGCACCGTGGGGGCACGCAGGGTCAGGCGGTCGACCTGGACGCCGTTGATCTCGTAGGGCTTGGACAGCACGACCAGTGCGCTGTCGGGGCTGACGATCAGCCAGGTGGGAAGCTTTTTAAGATTGCTCATGCGCAGATTTCCTTACAGACCCAAGTCGCGACGGACGCTGGCCAGTTGATCAACACCGTTGATGACCCGGACGCAGGCGACCGGATCGATTTCGTACATCAGGCGGCCGCCGACTTCGAGCTTGTAGTAGCTGCAGGCGACGGCGTACTTGAACTCGCCAGCATCCCCCGCCTTCCAGTCGCCCGGATCAATTTCTTTGAGCAGGCCACGAATGGTGGCAACCACCGACACTGTCGCGCCCTTCTGGCCCTTGTAGGAGCCACGGAACACAGCGTTGAACGCGGTCTGATCGGCCAGGCCATAGAACTTCATGGCTTCAGGGCGCACGCCCCGGCCGGCAAAGCTGGCCTCCATTTTTTCCATGCCCTGGTCCATCTCAATCGGGGCATCCATGCCACCTGCGCGATGTTCTTCGGTTTTCAGGGCCAGCTTGGGCAAGGTCACGCTGGTGATATCGCCGGCAAAATTGATGCCGTCGATGAAGGCGTTCATGTTGTAGAGCGTTTGCGGAACCATTGGGCGGTCTCCTTAGACGTTGGTAGCGAGCACTTCGGTGAGCCACTGGTTGGTGACTTCGACGAGGAAGTTGGGGTTTTCGGCCGGGGGTACGTCGGTGAAGCGGATGTTCCAGTACACCTTGCCCTGCTCCAGTTGGCTGGCGGTGTTGAGCTCCGGGTCGGCGAACACTTCGAAGTTGATGATTGCGCCCTGGTTTTTCAGGTCGCGCATGAACGCTTGCAGGCCGTTGGTAACGTCGCTGACGTAGGTCTTGGTGATCGAGCGGTCAACTGCCCATTTGTGCCCATAGAGGATGGCGTCCATGACGATGTCCATGGTGCGCACGCGGGTGACGAAGGCCCACTTCGGGTCGCTGGAGCAGGTGCGGTTACCCCACAGGCGGTAGCCGTCGTCGCGGATGATGGTGGTGATCTTGGCGTTGTTGAGCAGGTTGGCCCGACAGGTTTCATCACCATCGAGAAACTCGACCGGCCGCGAGGTGCCGGTGATACCGACGAATTCCTTGTTCGACGGCGAAGCCCAGAAGCCGTACTCGGCATCGGTCCAGGCGAACAGGCCGGCGGTCCAGGCCGAGGCCGGCGCGTCGATGGTGGCGTCGGTGAGCGTGTCCCAGTACTGCACGCCGGGATCGACCACAAACACACGCTTGCTGCCGAAGTTCTCCACGAACTCGATGGCGGCTTCGTCGGTGGTGTTGGGGCCGTCGACGATGGCCACCGCACGCAGCTTGCCGGCCAGGGCATCCATGGCCGTAGCGACGGCCTGGGTGCTGGAGTGGCCCGGCGCGATGATCAATCGGGGCTGGGCGTTGAAGCGACTCTTGCCATCGAGCAGGGCTAGCAGGCCGGTACGAATGCCATCGGCCAACACCCCGCCGATGATGGCCGAGGTTTGCTGCTCCGGGGTTTCGACCTTGGCCACACCGCAGGCGACGATGACGGCCTTGGCACGGGTAAAGATCGCCTTGGCGGCCTGGGTGATGGCCGCGTCTGCGCCCCAGGCGGCGACGGCTTCGCTTTCGCGGGTGATCAGCCGCAGTTCATTGGGCTTGGCCTCGGCGGCCGGTCCGACGGTGAAGGTGTCGCACAGGCCGATGATCGAGGACGATGGGAGCGCGATGATCCGCGCCCCGGTGTCGACGTTGGTAACGGTGACGCCGTGAAAAAATCCAGTTGCACTGCTCATGGGGGTGTCTCCAGAAACGACAAGACCCCGCAGGCACGAGGTCGGTTGGGATGTGGGGTTACGTGGACGCCATAGAAAACGCCCCGTCAGTGCGGGGCGTTTAGGTGCTTGGCTCGGTCAACCAGGGCGGTGCTACTGGCCGGTGTTCAAACAAAGGGAACGCACCCGACTCCGGCCAATTGCGCAAGGCGCGGCGGAATGCCTGAAGCTCGGCATACTGCGCAACCGTGAGAGTGGTTTCCAGGCCCTCTTCCAACTCATCACGGTGGCGCGTCACCACACCATCGGTTTCAGACAAGTTCCAATCTCGCCAAACCCGTTCGATAGCGGCCAACTCGTCAGCGCTGGGCGGTGGTGGATCAACCAGCACTGGAAAGCCGTCATCACCCCAGGTAATGACTTTGCCCGTTGACTGGCCAGCCAGCAGCTCAGCGTGCCGCTCACGGCTAATTTCAACCACATCGCTGGGCATGGTAGAGATGGCGTCGTAAAAGCCGCGCATGGATTTTGAAGTAAACATAGATCCCCTCTAGTCGCCGATAGCGAGCCAGCCAACCGTGGTTGCGGTTCTTGGAAGTGGGGCGATTGTTCCACCCCATGCTGACACTGAAATTTGAGTTTTCGATAAAGCTCTGGCGCCCGACACATTAGGGTTGGCCGTATCTTCCGTAGTGGAGTAGACACGTAAAGCTGCTGTATCGAATGCAATTGGAAGGGTCACCGTTACTGGGCCAGATGCCAAGGACGAAACTGAACCCCATTGTAAAATCAGTCCGCTCGATAACCTCTGGTATCCCGAAGGAAGCAAACCGCTGCCAAACTGATCTTGCAGGTTACTTAGAGCGCGCTGCACAAAAGCCGCCGTAGCCACAGAAAGATCATTGGCACCGACGGCCGGAGTTGGCGCGGTCGGGTTGCCGCTCAGTACAGGGCTAATGAAGTCGGTCTGTTGAAGCAGCACGTTGGCGCCGTCACAGACCATCAAAGACGACTGACCTTGGGTGATGAGTTGCCCAGCTCCGGCCGCTGTTTTCACCGTCACCGTGAACTTACCGGTGCTGCTGTTGATGAACAGGTAACGGCCAGCGGCACTAGGGACGGTCACGGTTTTGTTGCCAGTCAACACGCCCGTCAGGTTGATCGTCGAAGCACCGGCTTGCGCGGCGGTCAAGCTAACGTTACCGGTGCCGGCGATGCTGACGTTGATCGCGCCATTGATTGCGTTCTGCACGTAGGCAGTGGTGGCAATCGAGGTGTCACTGTCGCCTGCGGCCGGGGTCGGCGCCTTTGGGTCGCCGGTGAGCGTTGGGCTGGCCAGCGTCGCCTTCAACGCCAGGGCGTTGGTCACGGTGGTGGCAAAATTGGGGTCGTCACCCAGAGCGGCAGCCAGTTCGCTCAGCGTATCCAACGCTGCCGGTGACGACGCTACCAAGGCAGCAATGGCAGCCTGGACGAACGCGGTGTTGGCAATCGAGGTGTCATTGTCACCCACCGCAGCCGTGGGGGCAGTTGGATTGCCGGTGAAGGCCGGCGAGTTGATCGTCGCAAAGCCCTGAGTGATGTTCTGGAACGTCAGTGCCGTGGTACCGAGGACAATCGCCCCATCGGTGATCAGTTGCCAGCGGGTGTCTGCTTGAGTGGTGCCTTGCTCGACTGATACCAACAAGGCCGGCGTGACCTTGGCACTGGTGTCGGCATCAGTTGCCCGCGCCCAGGCACCGGCTGCGGCAACGTACAGGCCGTTGTCCTTGGCAGCGGCCTGGTTTTTCACCAGCACCCGGTCACCCGCGACCAGGACGATGGTGTCGAGGGTCAACAGGCCGCTCAGCACGATATTGGCGGTGGTGGCCACGCGCACCGATTGCTTGCTGTCGAGCTTGTAGATCTCCTCCAGCACCTTGGCGTCGACGTAGGACCGGGTGGCGAGCACCACGCTAGGATCGATCTTGAGTTCGACGTTGGCCGTGCTGCTGACGATCAGGTTCATGCGCACCACTTGGGTACGCCCCGAGCCCTGGCTCAGCAAGGGCTTGAAGCTGGGTGCGCAATTGGCGATGGCCACCAGGTCGCCGGCCGCGTCGTACAGACCGATCTCACGGATCCACCAGCCGCCGACGTTTTCCGGGATCACCTGCTCGGCAATGATGATGCTCGGGTTGTTGGGGTCGGTCTTGAGTTGGTTCAGCGGTGCACGTCGACGCTCGTTGATCAGGGTTTTCTGCAGGCGGTCGGGCATCGGGTCGGTGCCGTTGGCATCGCCGACGCCCATTTGGGCGAAGGTCCAGGGCACGCCGAGGGCATCGGCATTGGCCTGTTTGGCTTCGCCCACGGCGGTGAGGATGGCAAAGAACTGGCTGTTCTGATCGATCATGAGTAGATGTCCATCGTATCAATGTGGTGTTCGCGCCCACCCTGTAACAGGTAGCCGCTGACGTTGATGTCGCGCTGCACCGGCGGGTAGATGTCGATTTCGTCGCCTTCGTAAACGCAGGCTCCCAGGTAAAAGTGGCCATTGGTTTCCAGGCTGATGGCCAGGCCGGTCATGTGCCGGCTGACCGGTTTGGCGTCGTCGATCAGCCGCTCCAGTTCCTGGTACATGGCTTCAGTGATGCCTTCGTCCAGCACGCCGACCTTCAGCGCGAAGGTGCCTGGCACGCCCATGGGCGTGGTCTGCCACCACTCCAACACTTCGATCAGGTAGCCCAGCGGCTCGACCACCCGGCGCAGGGCGCCGATGGTGCCTTTGCGCAGATGGATGTAGAACGCCGAGCGAATCGCCGAGCGCTTGACCGCCTCGGGCCATTGGCTGTCCCAGCGGTCCACCGACCAAGTCCAGGCCAGCCATGGCAGCAGCGCCACCGGGCAGGTGTCGGGGTTGTACAGGGTGCGTAGCGGGATCTCGGTGTCTTCGTCGATGGCGGCCTCAATGGCACGCTCAAGCTCGGTGCTGTTGAGCGGTAGCAAGCTGCGCATCTCAAGCCCCCTGGATCACGGTGAAGCCGGTGCAATAGGCTGATTGGTATTTGCTCGGCACGATATCGACCCAGCCCGGCAGGTCGACGCGACGTACCCCGGCGAGGTGCACTTGCGCGTCTATCGCAGAGCGGGCGACCTCGATGCCGAGGCGGCGCCGGGGGTTGATCCAGGCGGCCAGCCGGCGATTGGCCTCGGCCAGGATGGCTTCGTTTTCCGAACCCACGCCTTCCATGTGCAGTACGGCGTCGATGCGGTACTCCAGCACCTCGGTGCTTTGCACGGTGAGCCGATCGGCGACCGGGCGCACGTCGTCATCGCTGAGGTAGTTCATGACGGTATCCAGCAGGGCTTGGTCGGCCTGGCCATTGCCGTGCAGGTCCTGGACGGTGACCACCACTTCGGCCGGCTTGGGGCTTTCGGCGGTGGCGTCACCGACCAACGCCGAGGCACTGCGCGCGTGCAGGATGTAGCTGCTACGCGGGCCGGCGGTGGTCAGGCCTTCGTAGGCCCACTGGACGCGCTCGCGCAGGGCGTCGTCGGACTCTTTGACTTCTGCGGTCGGCGGCACGCTCAGGCCATTGGCCGCCTGGATGATGAGGCGCTTGAGTTTGACGTTGGCCGCCAGTTGATCGAGGTCGGAGTCTTCGGCGTAGGCCAGCAGCAAGGCCTTGGCCGCGTCGTTGACCCGGGCGCGGTTTTGCAGGCGGCGATAAGCGCCCAGTTCCAGCAGCTTGACCACCGGGTCGCTCTCCAGCGGCGCGGTCCAGTTGTCGCCCATGTACTGGCGGAACGTGCTCAGTTCCTCTTCGTAGAGCGCTTCAAAGTCCAGCGCCTCCAGCACCTGGGGTGCCGGCAGGGCCGATAGATCGACGGTGCTCATGCGGAGACCTCCAGCAAGCGGGACTCGCCCAGGTAAAGCCCCTTGAGTTCCAGGTCGATGCGCCCGCCGATCACTGCCACCACGCGCACCTGTTCAAGTTCAAGCCGTGGCTCCCAACGGCCCAAGGCGCGGGCGACTTCGGCCTGCACCGCGCTCTTCCAGCCTTCGCTCACCGGCAGGTCAACAAAGCGCCGCAGTTTGCTGCCGTACTCCGGGCGCATGCGCCGGCTGCCCAGGGGCGTGCCGAGGATGTCTTCGATGGACTGCCGCAGGTGGTCGAGGCCCGACAGCGGCAGGCCGGTGCGGCGGTCCATTCCGATCATGGGGGGATTACTCCGGGATGAGTTCTAGGTCGGGGTGTGAGTTGAGATAGGCGAACTGATCATCACCTACGGCCGTTACTTGCCCCTTGAGTACGGGCACGGTGCGGCCATCGGGCAAGACCAGGGTGCGCGAGGTGTAGCGGGTGTCGCGGAATACCCGAGGTGGGCCGATCAACTTGGGCGGTTCGATGGGATCAGCATCAGGTTTCGACTTGCTCATGGGCATGCTCCAGAAACGAGAACGCCCGCACGCAGCGGGCTGTATTCAGAGGTCAATCAGTGTTTGTGGTTCGGGGTGTTGCCACCGGCATCAATGACCTTGCCGGCGCTGTTGATGTCGCCAGTGGTGCTCAGGGTGCCGTCGACGGTGACAGTGCCCACGAGGACGATCTGGCCAGCCGCCACCCGCACCTGCTCCGGTGTGACTTCAAACAACGAGGCACCGACCTTGATGGTGACCGTGCCGGCAGGCAGATCGATGGTGTAGGTGTTGGCCTGCCAGTCGTAGACCAGCGAGCCACCGTCATCGAAGCGCCAGACTTCCACATGGTCGCGGTTGTCTGGTTGGGCACCGGCGTTCCCGTACAGGCCCGGGATGAAGGTGCCCATGCCGGCGACGCCGCTGGGGCTGAGTAACACGCCCTGCTCGCCCAGGCTCGGTGCCCGCCAGTGCCGCGCCTTGCCCGCCGCCTGGCTGTGCCAACGGACCCAGGCGCTGGTCCATTCGCCAGCCTGCACCCGAACCATGCCGCCCGGCAGGTCGACGCCGACCACCCGGCACGGCATGAGCATGGCGGCGATCATGCGGTCGTGCTCGGCAACGGGGTAGCTCATTGCAGTTCCTCGGGTTTGATGTAGTCGGCCTCATGACCCGGCCCGGTGTCATGGTTGAAACCGAACACCAGGGTGCCGGGCGGCTGGTCGGGCCACGGCCATTGCTCGGTACCGAGGTAGACGGTTTGCGTCCACTCGACCAGCCAGACGGTGTAGCCGTCGAGTTCCGGGCGGGTCCAGTCCTGGGTGGCTTGGACGAACTCGGCGGGGTCGACAGCCAGGCCCCAGGATTGGGCGCGTAGCAGTACGGCGAGTTGGCTGGCCAGTTGCATCGCCTGTTGGTGATGCGCACTGCGGATAGGGTCGACGATGATTCGCGCTTCAATCGTGCACTTAAGCGCGGTTTCGCCGGTGCCGATGTCTTGCGCCGGCTCCATTTGTGTCAGCTCGAGGAACACCGAGGGCAATGGGATGCCTTGGTTTTCCTCGATCTGTGGCCAGAACGCTACCGCCTCAACACCTGGCAGATGCGCCTGCAGGTGCTGTTCGATGGCGTCGTAGAGTTGATCCAGGCTAAAGGTTTCATCAGACACGGGCGGTCCCCTTGAGGTATTTCTGGAACTCAAAGTTGAGCTCCTGGGTGAGGATCTCCAGCAGTCGCTCGTCGGCACGTTTGACCCAGCTGTCGAAGTGCGGTCGCACCTGTTCCAGCGAGACCTTGGCCTTGGCCAGCGGGAAGCGGTTGTCGTTTTCCTCGACAAAGCCGGTGCGTCGCCGGCCCTGGTCGGCGTCGGGATAGTCCTCGGGGTTGAAGTGTTTGCTCGATGTGCGGATCCACACATCAGCGCTGCTGCCGTACACCTGTTTGTAGAACGCGCCCTGGTACCGCCGCCCGGCCACCGACACGCCCCGACGATTCTGCCGGGGCCGGCCGATGCGGCTGGCCTCGATGGCGTTGAGACCAAGCCACAACTTGCCGCGCATCGCCCCACCGCTGACCGGGTACGCTCGCAAGCGCTGCCGGACGGCACTGATGGCGATACGTTCCTGCTTGCCGATCTCGCGGGCAATGTGGGTGCGCAGCCAGCCCAGGGTTTTGTTGATCGCCCGACGCTGGGCCGCGGCGCAGGCCTTGGGCACCAACCGGGCAAAGTCCTGCAACGCCTTGAGGTGCACTGCCGAGGGCTGCAGCGTGAGCATGCCGCCGTCGCGCTTGGAGTGGATGTAACTGCCGACGCTCATGGGCGCTTCCTCAGAATCAGTGCAACCAGGCCGTCACCGCTGGGCTCCAGTTGCACCAGGTCGTAGTCCCCGCCACCGTCCAGCACCGGCACGTCGACGCTGACCACCAGGCCCTTGCTCAATCCGCCGGCATCGCTGACGCGGATCTCGAAGCGTGGCTCCCGTGGTGCGTTGGTGGCCTTGCCGAACTTCACCTGTCTCCAAGGTGCGGAGAACATGCCCAGCACCGGCTCGGCGTAGCCCTCAATCCGGGCGCTGTCGCCGAGGGTTTCGAAGACCACGTCGTCGATGTCGTCGATCAGCTCGCGGAAGGCCATGGTTAGAGTTCCAGGAGGATCTGCGACAGTGGCCGCGTGCACAGGTGCAACGGGTTGGACTGGGCCTCACCGGCCATGCCCTTGTTGAACGGCAGCGGCTCGATCTTGCTGTAGTACGGGATGCCCTGGGTGTTGACGGTCTCCATGTAGTCGGCCGGGGCGAAGGTGGAGATGTACAGGTCCGGGACGCCTTCGGCGATCAGCAGCGCCTTATCGTCGTGGATGAAGGACACACCGGCGACCTTGCCGCGATAACGCTCCCAGACGATGCCACCGAACTCGAAGCTTTCACGGGCATCACCGCGCAGGGCGGCGGCCTGCATCGTGTTGAGGTAGGTGTCCTTGACCGATTTGTGGACGACCAGCTTGTTCCAGAAATTCTTACCGCAGAAAGCCCGCGAGCCGGTGCTGGTGATGCTGCCCAGCGCTTCCTCTTGCAGGTCCAGGGCATCGCCGGCCCGCACGCGCAGTTCGGTCGCTGGATCATTCAAGCCCATGGACAGCTTCTTGCGAGAGACACCAAAGGTCTTGTAGATGTCCAGCAGAACGGTCTTGCCGTCAGCGTCCAGCACCTGGCCGTTCAAGGCGCCCATGCGCTGGAATTCGTGGGTGGCATCCAACTGGCGACGGGCCTTGGCCAGACGTTTGTTGACCACGTCCTGCACCGACTGCAATTCGCTACGGGTGCCGAAGGCACGAATGCCCTGGATCTCGTCGGCCTTGATGGTGAAACGTTCTGGCAGGTGCACAGTGTTGAACGGGATCATCTGACGCTTGGTCCCGGACACCACCAGACCGGAGGTGCCACGCTCACCGGCTGGCACCAGGGCCAGGGTGTCGCCGTCCTTCTCGATCTGCACGGTGAGGGTGGTGATGCCCTCTTCACGGAACAGGCCGAGGCTGCTGATGCGGCCCGGCAGATATTCCTGGTCGTTGATTGCGGCAGTCAGCGAGGAGACGCTAAACGCTTCGTCGTCAAAAATGGCGATATCGGCCATGGGGGTACTCTCCAGATACGAAAAATCCCGCACGCGGCGGGATGGATAAAAGGGGGGATGACGGGTTTAGCGCACGATCAGAAAGCGCGTGGCCAGGGCCTTTTCGGCATCGAGGTCGAGGCCGGTCAGATGGGCTTCGCTGATCTCGGCCAGGCGCACCACGGCACGAGCACGGCGGACCACGTCGGACTCGCCCAGCGGGCCAAAGAGGATGGCGGTGGCGGTTTCGCTGCCGTCCTCGGCAGTCGGGCTGTACGGCGCAAACTCGCCGGTAGCGGTGACCAGGCCGAGTACTTGCCCGGGCTCCAGCGCGGGGCCGGCAGCGACGTTGATGGCTTCGCGGGAGATGTTGCCGGCACCCTCGGACAGGAGGAATTCACCGGCGTGCATCGGTTCCATTTTGACGGTCATGGTCTTGCTCCTTTCGAAGGTTGGGACTGCGCAGCTTTGCGCGCGGCGTAGATCCCATTGGGGTCGGGTTGTTTGGCCTGGGTTTGCGCGAGGGGCGCTGGATCGTCGGCTTGGGGCAGGCTGTTGTCGATTTCAAAGCCGCCGGTGCCGCTGACCAGTTTGTCGAAGAGCTTGGCGCGCACCGCAGCCGTGTCGAGTCCGGCCTTGACGAAGCCCTCGGTTAACTGCGGCAAGCGCGCCGCAATGCACAGATCGCGGGTGGCCTTGGCCTGGGTCAAGGCAGCCTGGACCGTGGCCTGGTCGGCGAGCCGGGTCGCGGCGATCAAGGGTTCGATCAGGTTACTGATGCCGGCCTGGGTGCAGGACTGCGTGATCAGCAGCGCCAAGGCCGTTTGGTCGACGACCGGGTCTGGCTCAGGCTCGGGCAGCATTGCGGGTGGTTCGGGTTCCGCCAGTTGATCGAGCAGGGTCTTGGGCGTGTGCTGGTACTTCTGCATCAGCGAGCCCTGACCCAGGCAGGCCTTGATCTGTACGCCCTCGCCCACTTCGTCAGCTAAGCCCAGGGCCACGGCTTCGCTGGCGGTCAGCCAGGTTTCGGCATTGACCAGGCGCCGCAGCTCGACTTCGTCGATGTCCGGCGCCTTGGCCTTGTAGGCTGAGATGATGACTTCCAGGGCCTGGTCGAGGGCAACCGCGACCTTGCGCAGCTCCTCGGCATCGCCGGAGGCGTAGGTCCAAGGGTTGTGGATCATCATCAAGGCGTTGCTCGCAATGACCACTCGCTTGGCGCCACACACCGCGACGCTGGCCGCACTGGCGGCCAACGCATCGATGCGCCCGGTGCAGCGCTCGCCCAGCCGGGCCAGGGCGTTGTGGATGGCCAGGCCGTCGAACAACTCACCGCCGATACTGTTGAAGGCCACGACAATCGGCGACACGCCGTCGTCCAGCGCTGCCAGGTCACGCACGAACTGATTGGCGGTGATGCCCCAGGTGCCAATCTCGCCGTAGACGTAGACCTCGATGGTGCGCTGTTCAGCTTCACCGCTGGCCTTGAGGCTGTACCAGTGTTTGTCCTGGATCGGCAGTTGGCCGGCCAGGGTATTGAAGATGCGTTGGGTGGGGAACGGGGTCATGGTTTCTCCTGGTCGTCGTGTGGCACGTCGACCTCGACGAGGGTGCGGTAGTTGAGGCCCAGGTCTCGGGCACGTTGGGCATCGGCGGCGTTTTCCGCATCGACCGTTTCGGCGTCGTAGCCGGTGCGCAGGCACATCTCGCTGCGCGAGCCGAAGCCGGCGTTGACTTCAAGCATGCGCGCCTGCACGTCCTGGACTGGTTGGATGTAGGCCCAGCCTTGCGGCACCCAGCGCGTGCGTAGGAATTCGCGGCGGCGACTGGCGTAGTCCGGCAGGTCGATCACCCCCGCGAGCACGGCCATGTCCAGCCAGGCAGCCCGCACCGGGCGGCACAGCTGGTGGACGTAGACGTTGAATTGCAGTTGCTCCAGACGGCGGCGGAACTCGTTGAGCACCACCCGCAGCGCCCGGTCGTTGATCCCGCGCATGTCGCCGGTGAGGATCTCGTAGGGTGTGTCGGTACCGGCTGCAGCGGCCATCAGTTGCTGCCGCATGAAGTCTGGATAGTTGTTGCCGGCGTCTGGTGGCTTGGAGAATTCGACTTCCTCCCCTGCCCCCAGCTCCTGCATGGTCCCGGGCTCCAGGGCGACCATGGGGGTGAAGCCGTCGCGGTCGGCGTTCAACGGCATCCCGGTGACCGGATCACGTGGTTGTTGTACAGAGTCCGGCGCCGGGCGCTTGATGAAACCGGCGAACAGGTTGGAAACCTCCTGACGGAACAGCACCGCGTCATCGTAGTTGTCCAGACTGCGCAGGCGCTTGAGCACGGGCGACAGACGCGGCACCCCGCGCAACTGGCCCGGTTCCAACGGTTCGAAGATGTGCAGCACCTGACTGGCCGGCACCCGCACCAGTTGGTTGTAGCCGGCGTTGAGCGACGACGCATCGCGCGGGTGCGAGCGATACATCCAGTACGCCACCCGTTTGCCGGCCGGGGTGAATTCGATCCCGGCACGGATGATGTTGCCGTTTTTCGCCGGTTCGAACTTGTCGTGGGGCACGAACTCCGGCGCCAGGGTTTGCAGTTGCAGCGGTACCGCCAGGCCTTCGTCCAGCCCGCGAGGCCGCAAGCGCACGAAGCACTCGCCCGCTGTTTCGACGGTGCGCGCCACCAGCGCCTGCTGGCCGTAGAAGTCGCACAGGCCATCGGCGTCTGACTCGTCGACCCAGTCTTCCCAGAACTCCTGGAGCAGTCCGCGTAGGGTTTCATCCTTGATTTTCGGACGCGGTGTGATGCCGGTGCCGATCAGGTTGCTGATGCGTTTGTTGATGGCGTTGGAGGCGTAGGGATCGTTGCGCACCGCCGCCCGCGAACGGGCGCGCAGGTTGCGCAAGGCCGGGGTGTTGATGCTGTTGATGCCGTTGTCAGAGGCGTCCCAACTGGCGGATCTGCGACCCTCTCCGGCGCCTTCGTAGCTGGCCTTGATGTTGGACGGCAGCACGAACCCGTTGCGGGTCAACGTCGGAAAGTGTCGAGCCATTAGAGTCCCTTGCCTGCGTGGTAGAGCCGAACCACGCGAGAGCGCGGGCCGGCGGCGTTGGTCAATGAGCTGCGGATCTCTTCGCGAGCCCGCAGCAGTTCGTCGACGGTGCGGTATTCGACGGTACGGTCGCTGTAGCGCACGGTCTTTTCACCGCGTGCGATGGCGCGCTCGATGGCGTCGAGGTGTTTTTGGGTAAAGGACATGGGGGGCTGCTCTGAAAGAGGTGCTGCCGGTGTGATATAAAAACCGTCAGACGAAGTTCTGGTTGCGCGACGAGATCTCTTGCCGAAAGCTGCCACCGGCCAACACATGGGTCAGCGCTTCTGCCAGTTCCTCTGACGGAACATCCGGTAATCGCATGCGCCAGTAAGTGCGGGCACGCACCCAGTCCATTCGTCCTGTTAGCTGATCGGCCACCACCCGACGCAGTTCCTGCTGGAGTTCGGCAGCGGTTTTAACTTTTTTCGCGCGTTGCGCCTTTTCTTCGGAGTTTTCTGACATGGCTGTCTCCAATATTGACCAATTCAATGAGATCACTGGATTGGTTCTAGCTGAGCTGTATGCCAAATTCCCAGTTCCGAAATCACTCGTACCAGAGGATTTCGTCCAACCCGCAACACGTTGGTGTGACTTCATGTGCGCTGACATACCTAACGAGAACGCAGAGTTTTTTATCGCGACTGTTCGTTGGCTGGAGTCTTCCGGTTATCTCACTTTCAAGGACTGCACCCAGTATTACGCGGAAGATGTGGTCCTCACTGCGGCCGGTCTCGAAGTCCTAAAAGCCTCGCCGAGCAGCCTTGATAAAGGTCCCACTTTTGGACAAAGCATCACTGCGGCAGCAAAGGAAGGCGGGAAGGAAACGTTGCGCACAACTGTCTCCGAAATGATCGCATTTGGGACCAGATACATAGGCCCAGTTATCGGGCTTTCTTGACTGGTCATCGCCTCTTCAAGTAACCGCTGCTGGAGCTGCGGCGTTGCGTTGCGGCCTGATGCGGTTGGGCAACAGGTGCGGCAAGTTGTGGTGCTGGTTGTGACTGCCGAGCAACTGTGGGTGCCGGGGTTTCGTCCGGCTCACGTTGCACGGGCTTGCTGGTCTGCGCATCGTCGAACAGCCCGGCCTGGGCCAGCGATTGCCGCACCCGCTCCCAGTCGTGTTCCTGGTAACGGTTGATGCCCAGGTAATGGGCCATGGCCAGGCAGTACACCATCAGGTCGAGGGCTTCGTTGCGCTCGGCCTTGCCTTTGACCCATTCGATGCGCTTATGACCGCGCACGTAGCGGGCAACCTTGCGTTCGGCCACGCATTGGGCGAAGAACTCATCCGGCAGGTCATTGGCAAAGTGCAGCGCGCCCGGCCCGTCAGGGAATGGGTAGCGGTTGTAGATCCAGTCCTTGGCGGTGTCGGTGCCGACGAACCACAGTTCGGCGCCGCCACGTTCGGTCTGGCCTTTCCAGGTCACATCGACCATGGACGGGCGCTGGGCGATCACCGGCTTGCCGGGTTTGCTCGCGCCTTTGATGGCGAAGATGTTGCGCCAGCGACGCACGCGGCAGAACTGGTAGACCTCGTCGGTGTGGTGGCCGCCGGAGTCGACGCCGGTGGCGAGGATCGCCAGCGCGACGCCGCACGGATGCCGGTAGCGGGCCTTGAGTTTTTCATCGAGCACGCCCCAGGTGCGCTCGTCTGCGGGGTCGCCCCAGATGACCTGGTGATCAACGACCCAGCGTTCCATACCGACGCCGAAGCCGGTGACCATCAGTTCCAGGCGGTTGGCCTGGACGTCGACGGCGCCGGTGAGCATGAGTACACCGGCGGGCATGCTGCCGAGGGTGTACAGCTCCAGACGCGCCCGAGCGATCAGCACTTCGGCCTTGGTTTGCTCTTGCGCGCTGTCCCAGACCTTGGCCAGGCGAGTGTTATAGAACACCTGCATCAGGCCCATGTCGCCCTTGACCTGGGCTTTCTTGGCCTCTTCAAATTCCTTGGCCAGGGTGCGCCATTCCAGCCAACCCATCGGCGAGTACAAGGCGTTGAGATGGAAGCCAATGGTCTCGCCATCGCCTTTGCCATGGGCGCGCCACTCGCCACGGGCAAGCATATTGCCCTTGTGGTGCTCCTCGATCAGCACGTCGCAGTCGGTGTTCGCGCACTGGTAGTGGACGATGTTGAAGTCGTCGCTGTAGTGCAGGCGCTCCCATTCCAGGACCTGCATGTGGCAGCAGGTCGGACACGGCACGTAGTAGTGGCGCTGGTCGCTGGAGTCGAACAGGTCGGCGATCCGCGAGGCCCCCTTGATGGTGGGTGAGCTGGAGAAGTAGATCTTGGCGTTGCGGCCGAAGTTGGTCGCTCGGGTTTCCGCCAAGCCGATGGGGTCACCCTCCTGGCCGACGTCGTTTTCCCAGCGGTCAACCTCGTCGCCGTAGATGTAGCGTGCCGACAGTTCCGACAGGTTGGCCGCCGAGCCGGCGGTGGTGACGTACAACGAACCGCCTTCAAACTCCTTGGTGTCCATGGTGTTGCGCGCATCCCGCGAGCGGCTGGTGGCCACTCGTTCGCGTAACGCCGGGGTAGCCTTGATGGTCTTGCTGATGCGCCCCGAAACACGCTTGGCCAAGCCCAGGCTGGGCAGCAGTGCAAGGATGTTGGACGGTGCCATGTGGATCAGGCCGCCCATCCAGTTGAGCGCAATCTGGGTTTTCATCAGCTGCGAGGCGACCATGGTCACGACCCGCCGACACGGGTGAGCCGGTGACAGGCAGCGCATGGGCTCGCGGGCATATGGCGTCCGGGCCGTGTGGTACTGGCCGGGCTCCGGGGCGCCGGTGTCTCGCGGGATGCGCATGTATTCGTCGGCCCATTCGTCGATCCACAGGTCGGGATCGGGTCGCAGCCCACGGAAATACGCCTCGCGGTACACCTTGTCACCGTCAGGGTATTCCGTGTGCATGGGATCAACTCGGGGTCATGGCGTGCTCAAGGTCCGCCGACGACAGACGCTCGGCTTCTGTCAGGGTTCGGCGGATGGTGGTGGTCAGGTGTTTCTCGATTTCCCAGGGGTCGGTCATGGCGGCCAGTTCGTGGGACAACTGGGGCAGCGGGCCGAACAGTTGATCGCGCAGCAGGCGCCCAGCGTTGTAGGCGCCGGTCTCGACTGCGACTCGGTTGACCAGCGAGCCCTGGGCCTTGCGCAATTCGATTTCGGCGAGCTGCGCCATGTTGTGTTCACGCAAGGCCCGGGCTTTCTGGAAGTCCGGGGTCTTGCCGTCTCCGTTATTGGCCTGCTGCGGCGCAGCCGTGGGGGTCGGTTCGACCTGGGTTGAGAGTTGGCTGTAGACGTCGCGCTGGACCCGCTCCTGCTGATGGCGAGCCGCGACGGCGGCCTTGCTCGGGTCGGCGGTTTCGAGAATCAGCGCTTCGGTGGCCAGGACATCGACTTGCTTGCCGTTCGGCGTCAGCACCAAGCGGTTGTTGTCTTTGAGCCAGGTGATGTAGCTCGGCGTCCTGCCGATGCGCGCCGCGAAGGCGCTCTTTGACAGGTAGATTGGATCTGTCATGGAGCCCTCCTTTTCAACGGCTTTTCAATGAAGACCTTTCAATTTCAATGCATTGAATTTCAGTAAGCTGGGAGCCCAGCCGCTAACGCTTTCCCGCGGGTTTCATGCCCCGTGCCCCTTGAATAACCCCAGGGTCCCCGACGGTTTCAGGGCTGGCCGCCGCTGTTCGGCGGCACATCGCACACCCCTAGCCGCTTGGCTGCCCAGCGTTCGTAGAGGCCGATGGCGACATCCGCCCCTGCCATCGCAGTGAGGCATCCAATGCTTCCCGCCGCCAGGACCGACAGTCCCGATGCGTGCAGCAGCATCATGGTTGAAAGCCCGCAGACCACGCAGGCCCCCGACCGTAACAGCAGCCGTCGAACCAAAGACCAGCCGCTCACCCCCGCCTTGTCAGCCCGCCATGCCTCACCGGATATCCCACCGACCAGGGACAGGACAATCACCATCCAGATCGGCATCTCTATCAGCGTCTGTTGCTCATTCGTCATCGCCCTACCCCATAAACGCAAAAACCCGGCGCAATGGCCGGGTTCAGTGTGGTGGTGAGTGCCGCTCTCTGCGGCCGCACCTATCGAAGATGACTACTTTTTACAGGTCGATTCCGGTGGCAGCAAGCGAGTTTTAATGCCACCGCGCAATACGGGTACAACGTGGGTGCAATACAGGTACGACGCAGGTACAACACATCAATTCGGCTATCGCTTTTAATGCGCTGTCCTACCTGTCCCACTATTCAGGATCAAGGCAGGACAGCTACAGGCGCCTAAATTCGGGGCTCTGCCCTACTGTCCTACCTTATTTAACTTTCTCTTGTGTATAGAGAGAAAACTAAAAACACGCATTCGCGCCGTAGGCGCGAACACCTGCCCGCTGCGCTCATGTGTGCATGACGTGGGTGAAGGTTGGACAGTAGGACAGCCCGCCAACGGCGCGGCCTGCACCTGTCCAGCTGCACTGAATGACAGTCGGACAAGGCCGGACAGTAGGACAACACCAGACGGATTGCTGCCCAAGGTCATGCCGCAATCCCAAGCAGCATGCCAGCGATGTGCAGATGCGCCTGATGCAGACGTTGATAGTAAGTATCGCGGCTGCACCCGCAGTGGGTGTACTTCTGCGGGAGAAAGCTCTCGTGATTGCAGTAGTGTTCCCACACAACCAACGACAGCTCCGGCGCCAGGTGTTTGTTGACGATCAGCTCAATATCCGCAGATTCATCCAACAACACCCGACTGCCGCGAGTCCCGCGTATTAGCTCGCCCTTGCACTCCATCAGCATTGCGATCATGTTGCCGCCGCTCGCACCGCCGTAGGTGTCGGGCATCGGCGAGTGCAGATCCTGCGCCCATAGCTTGAGCATCTCATCGATTCGCCTAATCAAAGCACGGCTCCTCTATCGGATCCTGCTGCAAGGCCGGGGCACGGCCCCAGGTGGCTGGCTTCTGATAAGCCCACTGCCGCACACCGCTTTTGGCCAGCGCCGGCATACGCTTCTTACGCCAGCCCAGGCGGTGCATGATCGCACCCACGCGCATCTGTTCCGGCTTGCCCCAATGGCCGAAGTCCAGCTTCAGCGCCTGGGTTAGGACCTCATTGCCGGTGGCGGTCTCGCCGATCTGCGACTCCTCCAGCCAATTCAGGATCAGCCCCTCCCACTCATCCACCACAAAGCGCTCGTCCTGCGCCTCGACGAACATCCAGGACTCGTCCTTGGTCACCCACCAGATATCGCCGGCATTGAAGCAAAACACCGCCTCAGCCCATAGCTGATCGCGGATCTCCCGTAACTTATCCAACTCGACCTTGTTGCAGAACACCGGCCAGTAGCGCCGGTTGCCCGTGGCATCCTTGAGGTATTCCTCTTGGTTGGTAGTGCCCACGAACACACACTGGCGTGGCACGTCGTTCGTTCTGCGGCCATAGCTTTCGCGGTAAGTATCGGTGGAGGCGGAAAAGAACTGTTTGGCCTTGGTGCTCTCGGCCTTGTTGAAACTGTCCAGCTCCCCCAGCTCGACAATCCACTTGCCGCGAATCGCCTGGAAGCTGTCCTTGTCGCCCAGAGCAAAGGGTGTGTCCATGAACCACTCGCCGCCGAGAATCCCCATCGCCGTGGACTTGCCCTCGCCCTGCATACCTTCGAGGATCATCACTGAGTCAGCCTTGCAGCCAGGGCGCATCACCCGGGCCACCGCCGAGATCAGCCAACGCTTGCCGACCTTGGCCGAGTAGTCGCTGGCCTGCACACCCAGCACATCCGTCAGCCAGGAATCCAGGCGCGGGACACGATCCCATACCAGCCTCTCCAGGTACTCACACACCGGATGAAACGCGTGGTCATGGGCAACCACACTCACGGCCTCGACCACATGGGACGCCTTGACCCGCAGGTTGTACTGCTGCGCGAGCCACTTCATTACCCGCATGTCATCGATGTCGGCCCAGTCGCCCGCACCGCCACCATAAGGGGCAACCCGCAACTTGATGATCTTCGAGCTGAACACGCTGTAGCCGATCACCCCAGCCCACCGCTCATCATTCCCCAGAATCAACTCCACGTTCTGCATATGCGCAATCAGCGCCCCGCTCTCACTCCGAGCCAACTGATCCTTCCAGCCACCCGCAGCGGGCGGCTTGACCACCGACAGCACCTGACGACGCACCGCCTCCAGCCCTTCGGCCACATGCAGGTCATTGAAGTCGGTCCACTTGATCTCGCGCTCGCCAGAGAAGATCGGTGCAACCACCTGGCCACCGACGATCAACGCCGCGTTGCTGGCCTTCTCCTCACCGGGATTCCAAGGCTCGCCATTGGGCCGCTTGGTCTTCCAGTCATCGTCGCGACAGATGATCAGCGGGCAACCAGGAAAACGCTCGCGCATGGCCTTGGACACCGGCAGCAAATTACCCGCATCGAAGGCAACCGCCACTGCCATCGACGTGGCCATGTGCAGGCTGGCGCCCGTGGCATACCCCTCACACACCAACACCGGCTCACCGGGCTCCGGGTGGCCACCGATCAAGTGAAAGGCGCCCTCCTTCGACATCCCGTACGGCCAGTAAGCCTTGTCCCGCCCGGTGTCTTCCTGCTTCTCGGGAAAGATCACCTGTAAGCCAACGATCTGATCGCGCACGTTGCTCATCGGCACCAACACCGCGCCCGTGCGCGGTGCGTATCGAACCTTGAACCCAACGATCTGCTTTCGATCCAGATAAGCGCTCTTGCCCTTGTCCGGCATGCGCTGGAACAACCCCGATGCTCGGCTGGCCGCTCGACGTGCCGCACTGGCCGCAATCTCAGCCGCCCGGCGCTTGGCCTCCTCCTGCCGAGCGCGCATGACCTCACGCTCCTCTGGCGTCATGCGCCCAGCCTTGACCTTGATCTTCTGCGACTCACCGGAACGCCAATCACCGAAACTGCCGAAAATCAGGGTTTCGTTCTTCTCGGTGCGATGCTCATGCACCACGTACCAGCCATTCTTTTCCTTGCCCTTGTCCTGCGTGGTCTTGCAGCGGGTCAACTTGCCGAAGGTCAGCGGCTGCGCAGGCTCAAGGCCGTAGTCCGCAAATTGATTGAGTACTTCATCGAGCATAACGAGCCTCCATCTGGTCATTCTCAGACTGACATTCAAAGCAGCGGGTACAGCCCGATTGGGCCAATCGACGGACCTCGGGGATGGGCTCATCACAGTCGAGGCAGATCAAGAAAGAATGGGTAACAGCCTGGGACTTGGAAGCATTGCGAGCAGCCAACGCCTGGTCGATGCGTTCCTGCACCAGGTCATTCGCGAAGTCAGCGATATCAGCCATGCTCAGCACCCCGCGTCGCCTGATTGACGTAGCAGGCGCGATTGAGCATCCCCAACAAGCCCTGAATCCCGCGAAACACCTGCAGGCGAATCTCGGCCAGCTCGTGATCGCTCACCACCCCGTCGCCAATGCTCTTGGCCCAGGTATCTGCCAGATCGGCCACCTGCCGAAAGTACGCGGCAATCCCGGTGGTCAACGTCTCGGGCATGTCGTTGGTATAAGCTTCAGCCAGCTCCTGCCAGATCGTATCGCCGACCAGGGCATGCACGGCATCGAGAATGCGGCGGTCTTTGGTCAACTCCAGGATCTCGCCGAACTCTTGAATGTTGACCGTGTGGCTGGGGTGCGTGGGTGAGAGTTTGTGCTGCAGTGTGGTGGGATTGCGGCCGGTGGTGGCGGCGATGGCAGCGGCGCCACCGGGATAGTCCCGAGCAGCATGGTAGAGCGCCAAATCGAGCGGCAGGATTTCCCGCTGTGCTCGATCAACGCAACTCAGAGCGATTCGGCTCATGGCATTAATCCTTGTAAGTTGCCAGTGCCGCGCGACATGCAGTGGTGATACATTTGCCGCGTGGCTTGAAAGGGCCCAAACGCCGGCTAGATCCTCAAGATCAAAACCAGCACCGTGCCGGGGCGAACAATCCGTTGCTCACCCCTGGCGCAACAGCTGCCCCTATCTGTGGTGGAGAAAGGCAGCAACACCAAGGCATCCGTGCCTTGGAAAGCGCGGTAACGGTCGACGGTTCGCATGTGGTGTGCCCGTCTATCATTACCGCGACCCGACAGCGCTGTGGTGGTGCGTGCCGGGAGGAACTAGGCGACCTTTGAGTCGCCTTTTTTCTTACTAAGCTGCTTTATTCAAGGTGGTCTCGGTGATACCGAAATGCTCCAGGACTTCAGCAAGTGAAACGCACCCTTCGCTTTCCCGGGTCAACGACTTGATCAAAGAGACGCTGGGGTCTTTGCTTGCATACTTAACGTGAAGGCGTAGGTAGCTCACGGCAATGCGGCATCGCTCGGCATACGCCGTGAGTGCCTCGGAATCCAAACGGTTGATGTAATCACGCAGCTTCATGTGGTGTACCTCCTGATACGCAATTTAACCAATAGGGTTAATTTTTTCAACACCTTTTTGGGCATTCACCCATAAGGTTAATCAGGCCAGAATCGGCGCATGAAAATCTCAGATACCCGCCTGCAAAATTTCCGAAGAGTCTTGGCCGAGAAAAAGCTCCGCCTGACTGATATCGCCGACCGCATGGGCAAAGCCCCTGCCCAGGTGAGTGCGTTCGGAGGGAAGAACCCTACGAAAGGTATCGGCGATCAAATTGCGCGTGAGATTGAGAAAGCGTTGGATCTTCACCAAGGCTACCTCGACATGCCCTACGGCTTGGGCGAATTCAACAACGCTACGGTGCTTAGCCACACAGGGCGTAAATTACCAGTGATCGGATCAATCGCAGCCGGTGCGTGGTGTGAGTCTCATGGCAGTTTCGACCCGAGGGATGCTGAAGAGTGGATTGATGCACCAGGACCTGTCGGCCCGCGAGCATTCATTCTTCGTGTTGAGGGGATAAGCATGGAGCCAAAATTCGTAGAGGGAGACAAGGTTGTTATTGATCCCTCACTTGAGGCATTGCCGGGACATTTTGTTGCTGCCAAACGGACAAGGGATCAAACAGCTACACTTAAGCAGCTAAAGCAAGAAGGGTATGAGCAGTATCTTTTCGCAGTGAATCCAGATTGGCCGGAACGCATCATTCGGATGACTGAGGAGTGGAGCATATGCGGGCGTGCACGTTGGAAAATATCCGATCTTTGACTATTAAGCCCGGCCGCACAAGTCAGGCCGGGCACTACCACTAGGAGGCTTCCTTCCTCTTACTGTCAACCGCCTTATACACCGCCCTCATATAAACAATAAATATATCAACATATGAGACAAGATCAGAAAAAGAAATATCGGCCGCCCTATCATTATGATGGACTATATTATTTCGCTTTGAGACAACCGCCTCCACAACACTCTTATTGCTATTAAACTCAGGCGCCGACAGCAAATTAACCCCAAGATACCTAAAGGCAACTATAGTTCGATACGGATTTGCAGAAATCGTATCAGAAATTTCTTTTTTCGTAACTGAAAGATCTATATTAGAAAACCTTAAATCCTTTTCCTTATGATCCTTACTCATTTTCCAGATGAAATAATTCAACGGAAGATCAGCAGACTTAACCCGAGCACTTACCTCTCCAGCATAACCATAGGCTAGATCTTGAAGGAATGATTCAAGGTACGTGCATATACTGATCATGTAGGATTTAACGAAAAAATTCACATTATCTATAAGTAATGAATCTGGATTAGCACTCAGGACTCTTGACTCTGATTCCCTAATAATACCTCTCAAAGAATTATATAGCTGTTCGTATTTCTCCGTTAACGATTCATCAACCATACTAAATCGCCCCTAAAAACTCACGCCAGAGGTGTCTTCTTTTCAGCAATGAAGACTTCTTCTGCAGCCCGCCAGACATTGTGCGCCGGAACGATTCGGAATTACAGAGTTCTTCAAAGGCAGCGCGAATCTTCTTTGCTTTCCTATCGACCACACTCTGGCTCAAGAGGCCAACCGTAGGCATCAAAAGATCGTAATAGACCAACCCTTGTTTCGCCAGTTGTCGCGTTGTGTCGCAGAAAACATAATCACCAAAAACCTTTTCACACTTCTTCAAAGCGCCCAAATACAACTCACGTAGTACTTCTACATCTGCCTCCTGAAGTTCAGCCTTATCTTCCATATAATCATCCAAGAAGATTTTCAAATTCCCTTCATATTTATCAAACTTTTCATGAAACGCAAAAAATCTTAAAACCTGCTCTTCAGATTCTCGACCATCCTTCTTCCGAACTCCGCTCTCCCCCATACCGAAATTTTTAATTATAGGTGTTTGACTTAACTCAATTACCAAATTATCCATTCGTCCAGGATAGATAGCGTGCCTGATTTCTTGAGCGGTCAATTCAACCGCGCCTTGGTTCAGTCGAGAAAAAATTTCACGGATCAGACTTTTGGGATTTTCCTTCCTGAGAACTATGCATCTAATGGTTGTGGATTCCAACTCTGAACGATACTCCCCTAACTCGGAAAACTTTTTCCCTTCCAGATTTTTGAATGCTGTCAAGCCTTCTAACGCAAACCCATCCTTAAAAAAGTGATTGATTGTTGTCAAACGTTGAACACCGTCTATTACCAAATGCTTTCGCTCTTCATCTTCAGCGAAATAACAAGATGGCAATGGTATACGCATCAAACAGGATTCTATAAAACGAGATGCTCTGACCCACCCACCATTGTCCCACTTATATTTCCTTTGAAAATCAGGATCCAAAATTAGCTTAGGGGGACTTGTATTCATTCTTTGATGCAATGTTTCAAAAGGATAATCAATTGGGTACAAATTGAGAGTTTTGTCATCGGGTTGAGAAGCCACTGCATCATCCTTTTGCTGTATCAGAAAGGTAAAGCTCTCACGCTACCAATATGCCATCACCATGTACACCCTGAAAAATCTGCATCCTCTCAACCCAAGAAAACCTCAAAGATTGTTTTTATTGACTTGTTAACCTTTTAGGTTATTTTTATCTCACTCTTCCACCACAGAGCGAGGCGACACCATGCACACCACAGCCACCCTGCACGTCCACCCGACCGCTGCTGACCCGTTCCGCATCTTCGAGATCCGCCGCCTGGCGCGGATTTGCGGCTGCACCTTCATCGCGTCCAAACCCAAGCCGAAGCAGCGTACCGCACCCACCCCATTCGACCCGAACGGCGGAGGGCACGCAGCATGAGCAAGTTCAAGATCGACAACCGCACCCTCACCTTGCTCAGCGCCCAGGTCAACCTGAGCGAAACCTTCAACCACGTCCTGCGCGCCACGCCACAACGCCAGGCGTTGGCCCTACGCCTGAAGGTCGAGCGCAGCAAAGTAGACACGCGCTTCACCGTTGAACTGGGCAGCGAACGCCACACGTTGACCCTGGCCAACAGCAAGAAGATGCACCTCAAGCTGGCCGACTTCATCGAAGAGATCGCCAACGGCCCGACTGATCACAGCAACCCGGTCGAGCCGTCGTCATTGCCCCATGCAAACCGCCGCTACGGCGCCTTCGAGATCGAGCACAAACAGCAAGTGTTCGACCTGGTGTGCACCGGCGGCGCGATCAGCCTCGACCTGGGCTTCGAGCTGCCCATCCAACTGGCGATCCACCGCAACAAAACACGGGCCGGCATCACCACCATCATGAGCATCGGCGTCAAAAAGCCACGCACCAAGTGCTTTACCGCCTACGGCTCCGACGTCGAGGTGTACGCCATGGTCGCCGAATCCATCACCCACCTGGCTGCTGCGGCGACTCCTACCGCGCACGCCGCCTAGGAGGTCACCATGGAACGTAGCCTGGAAAAAGCCGCGAAGTACTTCGGCCTCACCCGACCCAAGCTGATCGCCCTCATGCGCGGCAAAGGCCTGCTCGACGACCGCAACCTGCCGGCATTCCCGGTTCGGGATCGCGAGTATCTGCGGATCAAGGATGGCACCTGGTACCACGAAACGGCCGGCATGCAATACAGCCAGTCGACCAAGGTCCGGCAGGCCGGCATGCGCTGGCTGGCCGAACAGCTGGGGCTCGAACTGCCTGCCATCCCGGCCGACCGTCGTGACGTGGCCTAGGGAGTACGCCCGCCAGATCGTCGCCATGCGCACACGCGAGGAGCGCAATGCCGCGCTCCTCGAAGTGCCGGAACATCTGCGCGAGCTAACCAAACGCCACTGCCTGAACGCCTGGAACCACCCGTCACGGTTAAATCGCAAGGAGGCCGAGCAAGCCAATGAGTCACACCAACCAAACACCACTGCGCCTGCTACCCGCGCCGGATAGCTCCACCGTCGAGATGCTGCATCACCTCTTCGGCGACGTACTTATCCCCCTGGAAAAGCTGCGCGTGCACTACTTCAAGAACCTCAATGAAAAGACCTTCACCGAGGCGATCAAGAACGGTCGGATTCAACTGCCCGTGACCACCCTCGACCAGAGCGTTAAGGCGTTGCGGTACGTCCACATCAAGCACGTCGCCGCCTTGATCGACATCCAGGCCTACAAGGCGGACGAAGACATGCCACGACCACCCAGCGAGCAAGACAACTAACCGAGAACAGGCTGCCACCACCAGCCAACAAACCACCAGGAGCACACCACATGACCACCATGCAAATCTGCGCACTCATCAGCACCATCATCGCGGCCGCTCTTCTCTACTGGACCGGCTATCGCGGAGGACTGGTCGACGGACGATACGAAGGCAAGGAAGAAGGCAAAAACACCGAACGCGCCGACAACGCCAAGACCATCAACGAACTGAAAGCCTCCCTCCAGTTCATTCGCGGCGATCACCAGCGCCTGGCCCAGTTGTGCAAGCAACTCAAAACCAGCCAGACCCTGAGCCCGGACAACCACGAGAATCTGCTGGCCATCGCTGAAAAGCTCAAGCTCGCTGCCGACACCTTCCGCGCTGTGAACTCCCAGTGCCAGGCCACACAGGCCCTAGCCCTACGCAACAAAGCCCTGAGCATGGCCGCGCAACTCGAACCAGCCGCACAGGAGGACGCCGCATGAGCTGGCTCCTTACCCACGCCGGCAAGCACTTCGACCCACTCGCACTCGAACACCGGAGGAAAGCGGCATGAAGACCGACCAGAACAACACCGAGGCCTTGCCCGCGTTGCTCCGCGCCACCGCCAGCGTCGACGCGCTTGTAACAAACAGCCTCTGCTGCGCAGCAGCAGGCATTACTGCCCTTCCCCAAGCCACCGCTAAGGCACGTATACCCCACGAAAAGCTGCGCGGGGCAGCCACACCTGATGCAACGCTATTCGCTCAGGATAGCCCGCTCGCGCAGCCTGTTGTGGGGTATATGCATCAGTTGCTGGAGGCAAAGTGAATGAGCTGGCTCTTTTCGCAGGCGCTGGTGGCGGAGTACTCGGAGGCCACTTGCTGGGCTGGCGCACCGTCTGCGCCGTTGAACGTGATGCCTACGCCGCACAAGTTTTGGCGCAACGACAAAACGATGGAGCCCTCCCACCTTTCCCGATTTGGTCTGAAGTGTGCAGTTTTGACGGAAGACCATGGCGAGGCCTTATTGACGTCGTTTCGGGCGGGTTTCCCTGTCAGGACATTTCCTCCGCCGGTAGCGGCGGAGGAATCGATGGGGCTCGATCGGGCCTTTGGCGGCAGATGGCAAGAATTATCCGTGAGGTACGACCTAGATTCGTCTACGTGGAAAACTCACCAATGCTTGTGGGCAGAGGACTTGCCGTGGTCCTCGGTGACCTTGCCGAAATGGGGTATGACGCTCGGTGGGGCATTGTTGGAGCGGCAGACCTCGGGGCGCTCCACCAGCGCGATCGTATCTGGATTGTGGCCAACGCCAACGGTACACGGCAATCACAACCAACCAGGTGCGAGCAAGAACGCGGGCTGGGGATTGAGCAGTGCAGTGAAGCTCTGGACAACGCCGAGCGCGAGCGACAGCACCAGAGGGGGGCAGATTACCAGCAACATGTCGGGCACCAGCCTCGCACAACAGATCAACACCCCGGAGCGCTGGCCAACGCCAACGGCGACAGACAGCACTCGCGGTGCGTCACCAGCAGACAGGCTACGCAAATCCCCAGGGCTGCCAGCTGCGGTTGTGATGTGGCGGACTCCACAAGCCAGCGACTCCAACAAATGGAGCAACCAGAGCCTTGCAGAGCGCCAGGCGAAGGGTCAACAGATCCGTCTCAATACACAGGTCTCGCCAGGCGGTGGCCAGGGTGGCCAACTGAACCCTCAGTGGGTCGAGTGGCTGATGGGGTGGCCCATCGGGTGGACCGAATTAGGGCCCTTGGCAATGGACAGGTTCCAAGAGTGGCGGCAGCAGCATTCATCCTCCTTACAGAACGCGTAAACAGCGCTTAGCCAAGAGCATTGCCGTTGTGACGTGTATGACCAACAACCACTTTCTCCCGCTTCGTACGGCATGGAGCATCACCATGGCAGTAGCCGAACAGATTGATGAAAGCGTCATGGGCGACAAAGTGCCCGAGGCAAAGATGGCCGAGATCCTCGGGACAACCATTGCCGCACTTCGCTCGAAACGTGCTCGAAACCAGATCCCCCTCGGAGTCTGGAACAAGCACGGCAGCAGGATCCTCTATAGCATCAGGAGATACTACGAATGGCTCGAAAGTCAGTGGGTATGCCCGCAGGAATGGACATCCACCACGGATCAATCCGCATCCGCTTCATGTGGAACGGCAGCCGGCGCAGCGAAACGCTCCCCTATCCCCCGACACAGAAAGGCTTCAAATCAGCCGCACAGGTTAGTGATCAGGTAAACAGCCTGATCAAACTGGGACTGCTCGACGACGATAAGTACGCCGAGCTGTTTCCCAGCTCTATCAACGTTGCCGGCGGGAAAATCAATTTCGGCGAATATGCGCAACTCTGGCTCGATAGTCGTGCAATTGTTGGCGGGACTAAGCTCGGCTACAAGAGCGCACTGAACCTGTACTGGATGCCTGCCCTGGCGTTGGTACGGATCGACCTGATCACAACCACGTTGCTGCGCCGCACGATGGCAGGCATCAAATGGTCATCGCCGGCGGTCAAGCGTAATGCCCTAGTCAAACTGTCGACACTCCTCAAGTCAGCGGTGTCGGAAGAACTCCTGGCAAAGAACCCGGCAGCGCCCCTGGAGCTTCCAAAGCGTAGCCGCAAAGAGATAGCTCCGTTCACCCTTGACGAGGCCAACGCCATCATCAAGAAGATGTACCAGCACGAACACTGGCCAAGCACTATCTATGCAGCTTTTTTCGAGTTTGTATTTTTTACGGGCCTACGACTGTCTGAAGCCCTGGCGTTGCGGTGGGATGCTGTGAGCATGGAGAACAGAACTGCCCACGTATGTCGTGGGATTGCCCTGGGGGAGGTAGTGGAGCGCACGAAAACCGGGGCTGATCGCTTTGTCCTACTCAACGAGCGGGCACTGCACGCCTTACAGTTCGCGAAAAAATATGCAGAACGTCGGAAAAAGGGTGCTGGAAAGATCCTTGAAACCCCCTACATCTTCCCACCGTCCAAGAACAGCGAGTATGTGCGGCAGACGTCTGACCTACACAAACAGTGGAAACCAACCCTAAAGGCATTGGGGATGCGACACAGACCACCGTACAACTGTCGTCATACCTATGCGACAATATGCATTATGTCTGGCATGAACCCCGCATTCATTTCCCAGCAACTCGGCCACAGTGTCCAGATGTTGCTGTCTACTTATGCGCGATGGATCAACTCAAGCTCAGATTGGAGCGAACTGGAAAAACTCCAAATTGGTCCCAAATTGGTCCCAGCCCAAATCAGCGCAACCTAA